GTAATTGGTGACGAGTGGGATAACGTAGTAGAACAACCGAATACTTGGACTATTGTTCCTTCTGGTGACAATACATGGACAGTAGTTTCATCGCAATCTGATACTTGGACAAGGCAATAATGGCTAAACAACGCATAATATTCGGTGAATGGCTACCAGATCAGCCTGGTGTTACAGGTGCTTTAACAGGTGCAGTTAACTGTTATCCAGTTACTAATGGATACGCTCCAATTCTTGACGAAGAAGAATATTCCGATGCTGCTGATGCTGATTTATTGACGTGTTTTGCAGGTAAAACAGCAGGAGTGGTGTCATTATTTGGTGCTTCAGCTAGTAATTTATACAAATTTGAAGCTGGTACTCGTGCAATGGATCCGCTAACTACTGCTGGATATACTGCTATTGAGTATTGGGATGTAGTTCAGTATGGCGATAAGATGGTTATGGCTAACGGAACTGATAAATTACAGTCATTCACGCTAAATTCATCGACTTATGCAGGAGATTTGTCTGCTGACGCTCCAGAAGCTAAGTATGTAACTGTAGTTAAGGACTTTGTAGTCGCTGCTAACGTAGCTGGCGAAGAAAACAAGGTCTATTGGTCTGATATTAATGATGAAACAGATTGGACTCCTGGTCTTGCTAGTCAAGCTGACTCTCAGGTGATGCCTGACGGTGGGGATATTACTGGTTTAGCGGGTGGTGAGTTCGGAATCGTGTTCATGGAACGTGCAATCTACCGCATGACGTATGCGGGTAGTCCATATTTCTTCCAGTTTGATGCTATTAACCGTACTTTAGGCTGTATTTCTGCCGGATCAATCATTAACTTTGCAGGATTAACGTATTTCCTAGCAGACGATGGTTTTTACGTGTGCGATGGTCAGACAACCAAAGGAATCGGTACAGAAAAGGTAGATCGCTGGTTCTTTGATAACGCTAATCTAACAGCAGTTAAGTTGGGTATGTCATCCGCTATAGATACAGAGAAACGCCTGATTACTTGGCTATTCCCTGCGCAGAATGGTGACAATTTACTGTTAATTTATAACATTTCGCTAAACAAATGGTCGTATGCAGAGACTACTGCTGATAGCGTATCGTTTGCTCTAACTCCATCGGTAACGCTAGAAGGATTGGACGTATTTAGCGGAAGTATAGACTCGCTAGGAATCTCTTTAGATGATCGTCAGTGGGTTGGTGGGCTATTGCTATTGTCTGCAACGAGAGGCCCTAATATCGTTACCTTTAGCGGTCAGTACAAACAGGCTGCTTTAACGTCAGGTGACATAGATGTAGGTCATTCAGTCATTACTTTAGGCAGACCGATTGTGGACGCTGGTAGCGGCTCTGTAGCGGTCGCAAGTCGTGAGCTGTTAAATGATGCCATTACGTTCGGAGATGCGTCTGTAGCCGATTCTGAGGGTCGCTGTGGGCTGCGTTCGGCAGGTAGGTATCACAGGGTTAAAACTAGTCCTAGTGGTAACTGGAGGACTGCTGTAGCGGTTGAAATAGACATAGCAGGTCAGGGTACTCGATGACGAGAACAGTCCAGTTTCAGACGTTACCGCCTTTTGGTGGAGATCAGCGACAGGTTGCTGAAGTCGTTCGTGGAATTATGGACGGCAAGACGAATAATACTGGCAAGGTAACTTTAGCCACAGGTAATGCGACTACAACGACTATATACGACAGCCGTATAGGCAACGAGAGCTTGATATTCTTGGTTCCTATAAGTAATGCTGCGGAAGCTGATGCGGCTCCTTATGGTGCGTTTCAGGATACTACAGATCAGACTGCTGCTAATACGACTACTGCTTACGCAATAACGTTAAACACCACTGACTATTCTAACGGAGTATATCTATCGAATAGTTCAAGAATGAACGTCAGAAATTATGGCATATATAACATTCAGTTTTCTATTCAGTTTAAGAATAACCATAACGATTCTGAAGAAGTAGATGTATGGTTTAGAAAAAATGGAACAGATATAGCTGGATCAAATAGTCGTTTTGGATTAATGACTCGCAAAAGTGCTGGTGATCCTAGTCACATAATTGCTGCACTTAATTTCTTTTTAGAATTGCAAGCCAATGATTATGTTGAGATAATGTGGCGTGTTTCTAATACTGGTATATCTATTGAGCATTATGGTACTAGCACAAGTCCTACAAGACCATCCGTACCTAGCGTTATAGCGACAATGCAATATATAGCTCCATCAGCTACTAGTAACATATACGTTTCTTCACAAACTCAAGGGAGTGCTACTTTGACGCATTGGTCTAATAACACAGCAGATAAGACATACGGCTACATTGTGGTGGGCTAATGGAATTTAGACATATACCAGTAGCAGATATACGTAAATGGTGGGCATCAATTAAAACACCATTAGACCAAATTAAAAGTCGTAGTCCAGAGGATTGGATAGTAGAAGATGTCTATGTAGATTTGATGTCTAATAGGTCGCTTCTATGGGTGGCTTTAAAGAATCAGAGGTTTGCAGGATTCTTTATATTGCAGCCTCAAGGCTTACATCTGCACGTTTGGGCAGGATGGACGTTAGAAAATGATTATCAAATAGTGCAAGATGCGTTAAAATACATAAAAGGCGTAGCAAGTCAAGCTAATGCAAGATTTATAACATTCTCTAGCCATCGTAAAGGTTGGCAACGTAAGGCGGAAAAGCTCGGCTTTAAGCCTAAACAATGGATTTGCGAGGTGTAATATGGGCGGTGGTGGCGGAGGCAGTACTACGACAAGCGGGGTTGATCCAACTCTTAAACCATATGTGGAATATGGTCTTGAGGAAGCTAAAAAGCAATATCAATCTCCTGGGGCGCAATTCTTTCCTGGGCAAACTTACGTAGGCCCTAGTGAAGCTACTCAGGCTGCATTACAGGCTGCTCAAGTTAGAGCTATGTCAGGCTCACCAATTCAGGCAGCGGCTAATAAGGAATATTTAGCTACTGTTGAAGGACGAGGTGTTAATCCATTCCTAGAGGGTGCTTTAGCTGGCACTACTCGTCAGGCTACTGAGGCTTATACTCGTGGCGTACAGGGTTTGCAGTCTAAGGCTTCATCAATGGGTCGTTATGGCTCTAATGCTATGGGTCAGCAGGTGGGTCAAGCTCAGGACGTATTCGGTCGTAATCTAGCGGAAACTGCTGGAAATCTAGCTTATCAATCTGCTGAGGCTGAGCGTGGTAGGCAAATGACTGCTGTAGGCAATGCTCCTACTTATGCACAGGCTGACTACCAAGATATTCAGAAGTTGCTCACAGCAGGTCAAGGTCAAGAATCGTATCAACAAAAAGCTCTGCAAGACGCTATTAATCGTTATAACTTTGAGCAGACTGCTCCAGAGCGCAAACTACAACAATTTACGAATTTATTCACTAGCGCACCTGCTGGAGGTACTAGTACGACTACTCAGTCAGGTGGTAAGTAATATGTATGGAAAAACTTGAAAAAGATGCTCTGTTGATGATTTATGAGTCTATAAAGCACAGAGTTAATTTCGAGTTTGATGTATATGAAAATGCTGTAAAAGATTGGGATGTATTGCCGTTAGTAGAGAATAGTAAAGTTATAGGTGGAGTTTTAATAAAAGGTAATGAGATACACGTTGGATATGGAGTTAAACCTAAAAGCACTATTCTTCCATATATAAAAAGTATTTTAAACGAAACTATTAATCAATACGGATACGTTGTAACGTCAGTAGTTAGTCAAAATGAAGCAGGTTTGAAGTTTTGTAAGCGGCTTGGATTTTTTAAGACTAGTGAAGAAAACGGTACTATTAAATTAAGATGCGACAGGAGTAACTACAAATGAGAATCCCAAATAAATTTAACGGTTATAGCGCAGATGGTATTCGCTTATATAACGATCCAGTTACTTTAGCTGCTATGGCTTCTACTGCTGCTGCGGCTGCTCCTGCTGCTGCTACCACTGCTGCTGCTGCCTTACCTGCGGCTGCTGCGGCTGCTGCGCCTCTTGCTGCTGCTGCGGTTCCTCTTGCTGCTACTGCTGCCGTTCCTGCTGCTGCTAGTGCAGCTATACCTGGTCTTATTTCTAGTGCTGCTCCTGCATTGGCTGGTCAAGCTGCAACTGTAGCGGCTCCTTCTGTAATACCTGGTTTAGTTGGTAGTGCTGCTCCTGTATTTTCTGCTGCTGCTAATCCGTTAACTACCGCAATGTCAACAGGTGCAAGTGGATTCCCGTTAAATGCTTCAATAGGTCAGTCTGTTGGTCAAGCTGCTCAACCATCGTTTTTTGATTCATTTAAAGGTTTTGCTAAAGAGAATCCTATGCTAACGCAAATGGGTTTTTCTACAGCTAAGGATGTTCTTACTCCAGATCAAATAAATCCTGCTCCAATTGTTCCCGTCCAAAGCAGAGGAAAATTAGCTGCTTACGATCCAATTTCGTTTATGAACCCTTATCAACAAACTGTTATTAGCGGTCAACCGATTTCACTATTAGGGTGATATATGGCATTAGAAGATTTAACACCGTTCGGAACATTACCTAGTGCTTATAAAGGCTTACTAGGAGAAGATGAAACTGCTGCGTTACAAAAAAGAGCGCAGATACAGGGCTTGCTAGGTGCAGGATTAGCATTAGCTAGAGGTATGAGTTCAGGTGGCGCACCACGTTCAGCATTGCAAAACATTTTAGGCGCAGTTGCGGGTGGCTTTGAGGCTTCTGGCGGTGCTTACGAGGGTGGTATTAAGCAAAGAATGTCAGCGCAACAAATGCTACAGCAGCAGAGAATGATGCAAGGCGCAGAACAGCTAAAGATGAAGTATCCAGATTTAGCTACTATGATTGACACTAATCTGCCTGGTGCTATGCGTATTATTGCTGACATGGAACAGGAAAAACGTCAGCCTAAATTAACAGCAGCAAAGCCTGGTGAAGTATTAGTTGATCCTAGTGGTAGAGTTGTATTTGAGGCTCCTATGGGTGCTGGCAGACAGGGTGGAGTATTAACAAAAGAAGAAGCTGCCGCATTAGGATTGCCTTCTAATGTTATATATCAACGTACTGCTGACGGTCAGATTAAAGTTGTTGAGGGTACTGGTGCAAAAGCTCCTGAAGTTATTACGGCAGCAGATGGCACAACAAGACAATGGGATCCTGCAACTCAAAAATATGTTGTAATTGCTCGTAAGCCAGTAGGTGAAGGTGGTGCGGCAAAGCAAATGTACGAAAGATCCACTGATGCTCAGGGTAATTTAGTATGGCTTCCTAAAGATCCATTTACTCCAGATGGAAAAGCTAGACCTGTATTAGACGCATCTGGCAGACCAATAGAAGGATTTAAAGCTGCTGTAAAAAATGTTCAGTTACCTGCTGCAATACAAAAGCAAGAAGATGAAGATTACGATAGAGGTCAGACAGCTATCAATATAGCAAGTGACTCTAACAGATATATTAATTCTATTAGATCAGGTGCTATACCCTTTGGTGCAGGTTCTTCAACTATGGCATCAGTTAGAGGTGCATTAGGAAGTAACGATCCAAGTGTTATCAACAAGAAAGATTTTGAAGCGTTTAAAGTACGTTTAGTTAACGAATCACTAAGACTAAATAAAGGTACTCAAACAGATTCAGATGCAAAACGTGCTGTAGATGAATTACAGGCGGCAAACTCTGCTACGGGTGCAGCTAAAGCAATTAATACGCTAATGGAAATTAATTTACGTGCGGCTAATGATGCTCAGAACTCAATTATCCGCAGACGTAGAAACTCAAAGCTAGGTGAGCCAGAAGTTCCATTGGATATTCCAAAATTTGAGCCACATACATTTACTCAAACTGATGTTAATAATTTATTGAGAGATCCTAAGTATCCTAAAGGTACGATATTTGTTGATCCAGATGGCGTTAGAAGGGTAAAACCATAATGGCAACTCAAAACATTGATTACAGAACATTGCCTGTAGCAGGAGAAGCGAATGTTCCTTCTGCATCAGTTTTTCAGAAGGGAGTTCCTTATTCTGGCGCAGCAGAGACGGCTAGAACAGTAGCTCAAGGTGTTACATTTGGATTTGCTGATGAGTTAGAAGCTGCTTTACGTTCTGGATCAATTAGTAGTAAAGAATATGAATCTATTAGAGATAGATTAAGAGCGCAGCAAACACAGTACAACATAGATAATCCTGGCTTTGCTACTCCACTAGAGTTGTTAGGTGGTGTGGCTATGCCTTTGGGTGCATTTAAAGCATTAAAAGGCACAAGTGGCGGTACTCAAGCTGCTGTTACTGGTGAAACTATAGGCGGTCAGATTGCTCGTGGTACAACCGTAGGAGCTGGTACTGGCGCATTAACTGGTGCAGGTACAGCAGAGAAGGATACATTAGAAGGTGCTGCTATAGGTGGCGTTGTTGGCGGTGCATTAGGTGGTACTTTACCTGTAGCTATTAAAGGCGCAGGAAGCATGATTCGTGGTGCGCTTAACGCTGCTGGGATTGGCGATCAAACTACTGCTGCAAACAAGATACTAGCTAACACATTAAACAAAGACAATCTAACTCCTGATGAAGCTCAAGCAGCTTTAGCTGAATTACAGAGACTAAATGTTCCTCGTCCTGTATTGGCTGATATATCAAAGAGCTTACAAGACTTGTCTTACGCTGCTTATGTGGTTCCATCAAAAGAAAAAGCTGCAACTGCTAGATTCTTAGAATCACGCATGATAGATCAACCTAACGATATAGTAAAAGGTTTGACGCAACGTGCAGGTCTAGGTAAAAACGTAAACGGTTACGAGTATCTTGATTTATTAGCTCAGAATCAACAATCTGCTGCATCTGCTAAATATCCATTAGCTTATTCAAAGGCTATTGATGCTCGTGATTTTCGTAAGTACGTAGATCGCCCAGTATTCATAGATGCTTATAAAGAAGCTCAAAAACGTGCTGGC